TCTTTCTATAAAGAACTCAGAATCAACAGAAGCAGGTAATACACTTGAACCTCTACCTCTTCTAATGCCATTAGATTTACTACCAGCATGACCAGTGTGATGAATAAGCATGATACAAGCACCAGTTTCAAACTTTAATCTATCAATTCTTTGAATAAATAGATTCATGTCTGACGTACTGTTCTCGTCACCTGAACCAAAGTTTCTCTGAAGGGTGTCTATGACAATTAAACCCAATTTGCCAAACTCTGCTTTAGCCTGATGAGCTTTAGCTAATACATCTTCATAATCTTCATCATCTAATAATCTTGCTGGTCTATTACTAACTCTAAACTTTTTACCTCTTAAAGGTGTTTCAAAATGGTCTTCCCAAGCAAGTATTCTCTTAAATATAGACTTTTCACCTTCTCCACAGAAATATAGAACACCTGATTCTTCTGTTTTATAGCCATACCAATCTGTTCCAGTAGCTATTGATAGCATCATAGATATACCAACAAAACTCTTACCAGTTTTAGGTTCAGCATAAATACTTACTACAGTTTCTTTTTCAGCAATTTTATCTATTAACCATTCAGGCGGTTTATCATTAGCTTCCATCTCGTCATAAGATAAAAATTCAAACTCATTACCACCAATATAAACTTTATTGTCCTCTGCATACTTTTCTAGCTCTTCTGAGCTTTTAAAATAACCTGATTCGTGTGCATCATACAAATCATCCTTTTCCGCAAACTCTGCTGGTGGTTTAATTATGCTTACAGCACATCCATTCTTTTTAAGATATTTATGTATGCCTTCAGCACATTTCATGCCAGCTTCATCATTGTCAGGAAATATCCAAACATCTCTGCCAAATATAGGACTCCAATCTGCTTTATCCCAAGAATTAACTCCACCATGCCAAGTTGCACTGTCACCTCTATATAGCTTCTCTGAAGCCATGAGAGCCTTCTCACCTTCATTTATAATTATAGGCATATCCCTATGCTTATTAGTGTAATAAATAGGCAGTAAGCCCTCAGGTCGCTTCATAGACCAACTACTATCAGGATTAAGGGTAAATGGTGCGTATTTTTGCTTTATAAAATGTCCTTCAGGAAATCTTAAAACCATAAAGTTATCAGCATACTTGACCTTCACAACTGCTTGTTTGTAAAGGTCAATCATCTGCTCTCTTGTGAATGACCTAGCACTACTTGCGGTTTCGCTTTTAGGGGGAGTAAAACCGCTTAATAAGGAGTCATTTGAATGTAGTGCTAAGTCATAACCAAACTGTTTTAAAATAGAATTGACATCTTGATTCATGTGTTTGATTAAATCTATTAATCCACCACCTTTATCATTTTCAAAATCCCACCAAGTTCCAGCATCTACATTAACTACTAGAGAACCATGTGTACCATATCGCCATTCATGTGACCTTTTGGTTCTAGGCTCACCTAGTAGTTGTAGTGCAACTTCAGGTGCTATTCTTTGCCAGTCTATCTGTTGCATCAAAATGGTATATCATCATCTGTTAATAAATCAGTATTCTTGCTAATCTGCTCATTAACTAAGTCAGATAAACCATCATTAGGACTTTTAAATGTGTCCTCTACTGGTGCTTCTTGGTCTAAATACCAACTAGGTATTACAAAACCATTGCTTCTAGGTGCAAATTTAGCAAAGCTAAATGTTAATTCAGAAGAATTACCCATGCCAACTTGAATAGGTTTAGAACCTTCAAATTTAACTACAGGTAAACTTGTAGAACTAGCATCCATTTGATTCCAAAATGTAGCTAACAAGCTATTAAATGCACTTGATTCAGCGTAGGTAAATCTTTGCCATAAGTAAGCGTGTTGTGCTCCTTGAGGAAATACCCAAGCACTAAATGCTCTTTTAAAATCCTCTGCTGGCTTAGGACTAACTACACCAAATTTTTCATCCCATTGATATTCAAAACCATCTGCTCTTGTGTACCTACCCCATCCTGATTTGAATGTTGCAGGGTCAAGTTGCAGATATTGGAACTCAACAGGCGTTTCACCATTAGCAAAAAATTGCTGATGTGATGTTTTAAAAGCAAGATAAACTTGCTGACTCTCACTATTGGGATTACTCATCCCACCTAATATATCCATATACTCTCCTATGGTTAATGTATTGTTTTCTCAATACTGTTTAAATAATCAGCTTCAAGTTGGGTGTAACACCTTTCCTTAAAACTTTCATAATCCTCGTCATTATAAATTCCGAGAAATTGACAGGCTGAAGTAATTTTATCGTATGCAAAACGACAATAATCCTCAAAGTCCTGTTCAAGCAGGTAGCTGTTTAAATCCATCTGCCTTTTGTATGATTTCATCTAGCCTTTCGCATATATCTGATAATGGACACATATATGCACACTGCCAGTTTGGTTGTTCAAATTTATTAAATAGCCATAGTGGAACAACAGCCATGATACTTCTCCTATCAAACTTATATATCAATATAGGAATCAAGTCATCACCAGCACTCTCTATTGCTTGTTGCCACCATGCGTTCTTATATACATTCTGATTGCCATTGTTTTTGTATCTCTTACATTCAATCGCAAAGTTTTTAAAATAAATGTCAGCCATGCCTTTAGTTTGATATTGGTCTAAATTTCTTTTTACTCTCTCATCTAAACCTTTTTCTTCTAATACAGTATTAAGTTTATTGACTATTAATCTCTCAAATGCTGCACCTTTATTTCTTGCGTTTACCATTAATCTAACTCATTTAAAATATATATTGCTGCTATTAAACTTATAATTGCACCTATAAATACTAATCCAAATACTCCTGCAATAAAATATAGAATCCACTCAAGCATTAAACCTAGTCCTTACTATCTTGCCACTCATATATTGAATCTCTCTATAGTGCTCTCCAGCACCTTTTTGGAAATAGTAATACTTGATTTGCTTATCTAGCTTTTCTTGTTCTAATTCTTTTCTACGCTTCTCTACTGCTGCTTTATTTTGACCCACGATTATTCTCCTTATAAGAAACCATGCCTAGCTTCAGCAATAGCTGAGTAGCAGATTCAATATTCATATTATTTGTGATTGCAAACACCTTGATATCCTTATGTAATTCTTCAGGTATCCAAAGTGCCTTTTTTGTTTTTTCGTCCATAATGACTCTCCACTTTTTATATTAATATTTATTTGATAATAAAGCTACAACTTTATTACCTACTCTTCCAAAAACCCTTATACTTAGTTCAAGGGCGTAAGATAAACTCTCCATAAATCTAAATACTCTCATATATCTATTCGCCCTTACTCACAACACCAAATCCACAACATTAGGACTATTGTAAATACTAAGAGGTTTACCCTTCTGATATTCTTTATAATCATTAAGATATCTTTCCATCATCGTCCAACCATAATCCATTTGCTCTTTAGTTATCCTAAATACTTTAGAAGCATAAGGATGTACTTTCTCTTGGGCTATAAATAAGAAATCAGTAACTTCATATCCTGCCATCTCAACTCCTCTTCTATAATAGGCAGCTTGCATATCATAGCCATACTTCTTAACTGAATAATTAAAAGCATGAGGTTCACATGATTGTGTAGTCTTGTAATCAATAATAACTATCTTGTTATCTGAATTAGGTTCATCTAATGGTGGACACATTAAATCAGGTCTGCATTTACATAGCACATCATCTTCATACCAGTAGATGCTTGCTTCTGCTATCTTACCTTTTGCATTTAGATAAGCATTACCCTCATATATCATATTCTCTTTCATGCCATTAATAATCTCAGCTTCATCTTCTTTTAATACTATGAATCCTTGCTCTTCATATTCAGCCTTTTCTTCTTTATATGTTTTAGTGTAAGGAGAACCTGTAAGCACTCTGACTTCTTTATCAAATGCTTCTTGTCCTTCTACTAATAAAGAATGAGCTGCTGTTCCAAACTTAAGTGCTGAAGTAGATTCAGAAGTATAGTTGACTGCATGAAGTTGGGATTGCCCAAATCTTCTAACATAACTACTACTGATTCCTACACTTGCATGATAGTCCTCATTGGGTAGGTCTTTATAAATAAGAGCCTGACCTTTTTGTTTAGATTCAAAGTTTTTAAGTGATTCTATTTTCATCTTGCAATTCCTAAAATGTATTTAACTTCATCTAGTGAATCTCTGACCTTATATTCTTCATCACCAACTTCTACAATAACTTCACTAGTAAATTGGTCTTTATAAAAGCCACTGATTGCTCTTGGTGGTATGTTTAGTTCACCACCACCCATTAAATTAAATGTTACATTCATTTTCTATTGTTCCTGTCATTGATTATTAAAGCTGCTCCATAACATAGATAACAAGCTGCTGCTAATATTATTAGTGTTTGTGGACTCTCAATCATTTTTACTCTCCCTTTTATTTAATTTATGAATCTTATAAATGCTTTTCTGATACTCAAAATCAGATTGCATATCTTTCCAAATCTCATCTTTGATTTCTTGTTTGATAGAAGCATCAACTTTAGTAACTAATTCAAACTCAGACTTTTTAGGAATCCACCATTGATGATTCAATGATTTGTATTCAGGAGATGGTTGACCTGAGTCTTTCCATCTCCATTGAATAGCACCATGTTTGGTATTGCACATTAAGTGCATTACTTCTTCTCCTTAGTTAATTTAACCTTATGCCCTTCTTTAATTAATCTTGCTCTCTTGCTAGCCATGTAGAATAAGTCGCTAGTCTTGATAGCAACCACCCAGCCTAAGCTAGGTAGTTGAACTTGTAGTGTGTATCTAGTCATTATTTATCCCCTTCTAATTTACAAATCTCTTTCCAAATATAATCAACTTCATAATCTCTCTTAGCTGTAAGAGCATCTAGTTTTTTATTATATTTTTCGTGAGCTTCGTCATAAAGTTTCCAAAGTCTTTGTAACTCAGCAGTATTGCTCTTACTTCTTCCTAGTAGAAAATTAACTTTAGATTTAGTTTTTGCTTCTTGCGATGTTAGTTTGTTACCCCAAGCATCTTCTATATTGTTGTAGTTCATGTTATTTAACTCCTTATTTTTAATTAACATATAGGTATTATACATAAATATATATAAATGTGTAAAAAAATATTAATTTATTTTTAGGTGCTAAATTATAGGATTCAGAACTGGAACTGCACTAAGACTGTCTAGTGTTTCTTTTAGAGAATCTAATTCCATAGATTCAGTGATAGCTTTCTTATCAAAAGTAAAATAATTTTGTGATGAGGTATTTGCCTTAAACATAATTCTCTTCTCATCATCAAAAAAGAATACAAAGGCTAGAATATCGCAACGATAGTTTTTATAGGTTTCAGACATTGACCTTGAGTTTTCAGCAGCAAAGACAAACTTCTTTTCTTTAGTAGCTCGTCTGCTTTTTACCTGAACAGTATATTTACCTCCTGACACCTCCATCAGCAAATCGGCAGGATGTTTTTCTTGGGTGGGATAACAGAAGTCTGTATATTCAAGCAGAAAAGTTTGTACTAATGATTCTCCTAATGCACCAAGTCGAGAATTATTTTGATGCTGGTCTGATGTTTTTTTTGGCACTTTTACACAAAGCTAGTTTTCTTGAATTTCTAGCTGCCCTGTTAGGTGTATCTACAGTTGCATATTTTGAACGTAAAATCTCTTCTGATGCTTCAAGCCATGCTCCCATTTCCATTAATGCTCTTGTTCTTCTAAAATTCATCCAACCAGTTATACCCATTTGAAAAGCACAATCTATACATACTTCTTGGGCAAGTGGTGGAAAACTTCTCCATACTTCCCAATTTTTATCTAAGTTATCTACAACTCTTTGAATGTCATTCTGAAGCAAATACATAGCTTCATCTTCAGATATACCATTGGCATCTAAGTTTCTACCGACCCCAATTGAATTTTTGTTATTTTTGCATTTATACAATTGAAGAACTAACCCTTCATTCTTGATTAGCATTTCTTTTATGTTGTCGTACATTATTTTGTTAATCCTTTAGTTTTTTCATAACTTCTCATACCACCTAAACCAAGCATACCCATTAAAACAGGCAACATAGTTGATGTATCTGCTTGTGGTACATCAATACCAAAAGGTGCTAATAAAGGACTAATTAAAAAGTTGACTGCAAAACCT